CGTGGTTCACTCGGAAGATTCGAGAAAATTGCCCCAGAATTGAATGCTGCTCTTTTCTCACCACGAATGATAGCATCTCGCCTAACAATGCTAAATCCGAAGTATTATACTAGTCTTGATCCAATGGTTAGGAAAGAAGCTATTAAGTCATTACTAGCAGTTGCAGGAGCAGGACTAGCAATTGATGGTTTAGGTCATCTTGCTGGTGGAACTACAAGTATTAATCCATTGGAAGCTGATTTTGTTAAGTCACGATTTGGCAATACGCGCGCTGATGGATGGGGAGGATTTCAGCAATATATTGTAGGAGCATCACGGTTTCTAGCTCAGACTTCACCATTAGTAGGTGGACAGAGGTATGATTTACCATATCGATGGGGCGAGTCATTTGCTGCTAACAAATTATCTCCTATTGCATCATTAGGTTATGCATTAGCAACAGCAGATGCTAGAAAGAATGGTGAATTGTATAATCGATTTGGCGAGAAAATGACTTTAGGTGCTGAGATTGAAAAAAGATTCATTCCTATGTTCATACAAGATATGAAAGATCTGTACGATGATAATCCAAACATATTCAATGGAGCAAATATAGAAGAAATATTTGGAAAAGGAGCATTAGCTGCCGGTGCATCTTTTGGAATGGGATTGAATACATATCCAGAGAAGCAGAAGAATCAACCATTTAGATTAAGGCTTCAATAATTTATCTCTCAAAGTAGTAAGATAAATTACCTGGTCAATTGCTTCATCTAATGCATTCTCTACTAATTCTATAGCTGATTTTTCCCATAAATTTCCTCCGTGTTCTTTTTGTCCATTCTCATATTTAGTTAATGCATTTACGTGGAAATATTTGACAATTTGATTAATGTGATTCCATTGATCATTTGTCATTTCTTCTCCTTCTCAATTCTAATTTCTACTTCAAGTTCTCTTAAATCCATTGCTATATCGGCTACTCCGTGCCAATCCTGTTGCTGTATTTTTGTTCTCAAATATTCTATGAATACTTGTTTTCTGCTTATGAGTAAGTTTATAAATGGCTCAACAGTCCCCATTTTTTTATAAGCTGCAATACTAGCATCATAATTATTTTCGATCATTACGACCCTCCATCCAATCCTTCAATTCAGCCACATACTTCTGAGGCATAACATAAACTATTTCATTTCCATGCCTCTCAGTCTTAATTTGATCTGCATCATTAAAAGTCTCCATAATCGCATCTAATTCATCTGCATTCAAATCATAACTTAGATTCTTTAATAATCTCTTTCTAGTTATTGAGAAACTATCTTGTTTGAGTAGATGCTTAATAATTGTTATCTTTTGATTCACAAATGTACTCTCACCTCGCTTTCCCATCGTAACCTTTCTCATATTTCCTACTAATTTTGTGCAGTGAGTGATTGCTTCTTTCATTGCACCAATGCTAATTTCTAATTTTAATTCTTCTCCGAGTGAAATAAGCATTGCAACTTTAAGTATTGAATCCCCAAATCGATTCAAAGTCCCTGTTTCATCTTCCATTCCTTCAGTTTCTTTTACGAAGTTATTATACCATTGATGATAATATTCTCCTGCTTCGCATTTATAAAGTGGAGTAAATTCTCCTTTTAATTTTGAGATTTCTTTCAGATAACGAATTGATTCTACTTCATTAATTGGCACCTTAAGAGGATAAACGAGTGAATTGATTGTATTCCGTTTATCACCATAAATGATGAAAGTCCTAGCGAAATATCCGCCCTGCACATCTTTCTTCGAGAAGAATTCATCCGAGTGCGCGGCATTAGTTCCGACTAACATACTAACTGTAGGATTCTTTAGTGAGAATGATTCCATTTTCAGAAGTGATACCCATTCTCCTTCGTTGTAGATTCTATCATATAAGTCTGTTAATATGTCCATTGCTGCTTTATCTTCGACGATGCTGCTACTTAACTCGGACGAACAAATAAATGCTGTCGATCTGCTAACAATTTGACCTCCTGGCTGAGAGAATGATTCTCCCATTTTCTTTAGTATGCCTTGTATGCTGCTTCTACCAGTGATAATCTGCGTATTATTGACTGCTTTTACAAGGCGTTTAGCAAGATTAATCGGTGGACCTTTTCGCAGACCTGATCGCGCATGTAGCATTACATAAATGTTAGGATATAACTTATATACGTCAATCATATTTAACCATACTTGATCCTTTACTACAGCTGAGATGGCTGTCAAGGCCGACCATGTCCAAAATTGTATTGGAGCTTCAAGCTCCGATCTTTGTTCTACAATATCTGATACAAATGACATTATCTTGATATGGGAAACTCATACAGATTGATTAGGAAAATCAAGCCTATGAACATTCTGTGCTCTTGGTCCTTTCGGTGAGTTAGGATTAATTTCGAAACTCACAGGAACTTCCATTTCTACAGAATCAATTTCCAAATCATTCCAATGACCTACGAAATCTGATTGATGGAAGAAATATTCTCTTCCATCTGAATCTGATCGAATGAATCCATAACCTTTTTGTGGAACTACTTTCTTAACTTTTCCATTTGGCATGATTTACCTCATTCATCTGCAAATTTCATTATACGACTTATTAACGATCTAGCAACAGGATTCTCATAACTAAACCAACTATATCTACATTCCTTTAGCAAAGCTATGCATTCCTCTTTTGTTATCTCTATTGTTTGTTCTGCATCATCTGTTATTATTTCGTCATCTTCATCTTCTTCGTTCATGCTAGCTCCATTTTGAATTTGCTTAACTCGTAATAATTCGTTCCCACTTCAAGTTCCGCTGGTATTGTTAAATCTCTCCTTGGTAAACTGCAAGTATCGAATCTTATTGGCCTTTCAAATTCTTCTTTAAGAATTAATCCAGCTTCATTCGTGCGTGAAATAGGAACCTGAACCAATAATGCATCATGTGCTTCGACTATAATTTTAATCCATTCTGCGCGAGAACGAATTCGTAATGCAGCAGCTTTAGTATTATCTGATACTGCTCGTTGAGGGATATAACTGAATGCCTGCCTGAAAAGCTCTTCACCAAATCGCTCATAAAAGATTCTCTTTCCTCCTATTCGTGACTGTATTCCATAAGGAACTGGTGCGATTAATGTTCGATCTTTCTCTATACATTTTCTGATTTCTTTTTGGAATACTTCTTTAATTCTTGGTTGCTTTGAGTGGAAGATTTTAAGCGCGCGATCTGCTTCTGCTTCTGATATTGTGAAATCAATTTTGTATTTTCTTGCTTGAGTATTAAGCTCAATTGCGGCTCTACGTTTGGATGCGCCCAAATGGCCAGCATGTCTAATAGTTTTGCCAGCGAACCTAATTGGGCTTTCATATCCGAGTTCTTTTTTTGAATAATCTTTCTCAGCGCCTCCAAAGAACCAGGATGCTGTGAGCGCATGATAATCGTGAATATCAATATCTCTGAGGGCATCTTCATCCTCTGCTAGTAGGAAAATTATTCTGGCTTCAGCTTGGCTACTATCAGCCTGGATAAATATGGTATCAGGATCACAAATATACTGGGCGCGTACGTCTGGTCCTAGATCTCCGTGTTTTGATATTGTTTGAAATGCAATTCCTAGTGGCTTCTTCTTTTTCTTTCTTTCCTCATCTCGATATTCCAGCAATGGTCTAATAGGAGGATCTTGCTGTCCAGTGCTAGTTCTGCCAGTTTCAAGGCAAATGAAATATGTAGTTTTCATTTTGCCATCATAATCTGGTAATGCTGTTAGATATGTGCTAATGGTTTTCTTAACTCGTCTATCTTCTAGAATTAATTCGATTACTTTCCGGCGAAGCGGATCGCGCACTACATTATTTAGCAATTGAGTTAAGACTTCTTCTCCTGTTCCCTTGCGAGTTGGAATCTTAAGATTTTCATATAAAAGCGAAGCCACTTGTTTTGGAGACGAAGTATTAATTGGAGCCCTAACAATTTGAAATAGCTCATAATTAATCCTCTCGTCCCATTCGATGTATTTACGGAGTAGAGATTCTCTTTTCTCATAATCAATGTTAAATCCATTATTCTCGATATGAAGATACAAATCATGCAATTTCATTACAAAGTTATAATACCAATCAGATAGTTCCATTTCAACTATATCTTTTTCCATCTCCTCATCAATTTCCTTCGTCACGCATGAGTCACGCGCGCATCCAATGAATAAATCATCAGTTGATCCCTCATACATTCCTTCATTCTTATAAAATGGTTCTTCTGTATAGATGCTAGTATTGAAAGCGAGATTCTTAGGCAATTCAGGATTAATTGTGAATGCTTTTAGCATTGTATCTGAGTACAACTTATCAATTGGCAATCCTAACCGAGTAATTTTATCCTGGTCATATTTGAAATTCTGACCTATCTTATTGATTTTACTATTATATAGCAGATTAGCAATAAGTCTCCAACTAGATATATGATCAGAAGATATCTGACCTTTATCATTCCATAATGGAAGGGTAATTCCCTCGCTGCGAGTGAAAGCAAGTCCAATACAAATTGGAATGCAATCATGAGCCTCAATATCAACAGCAATACTATTAAAGGTTCGATGACGTTGAATGAAATCATATAATTGCGCGCTATTCTTGCAAATTTGCAGATTTCTTGATGGTCTGTTGATTTCTGGGAATGCGCTCTGCGCTTTCGCTCGTTTGAAATCAAATAGCATAATTTGACGATTATAATAATCTGTAGTTTCTGCTCCTTCGGAGTGAAGTAAATGCGCAGGATGATATGTTGCTATGCATTTCTTTCCCATTCCTAATAGAATTGATCCTCGATAATCTGTGATTTTCTTGAATCCAGTTAAACTCCATAGAGCAGTTCCACCTAATGCAAGAATACAATTCGGATTAATCGAATGAATTTCATTTCGTAGGTCTGATAATTGCTGATCTAAATCTATACCTGCTTGTTGACATCTGATATGAAATGGAATCTTCTTTCCTTTTTCTAGTGCTGGAACTGCGAACTTGCTGACATTTGATATCCATAGCTCGGAACGATTAATTCCTACCTCGCGCAAAATCTTATCTAATTCTCGACCTGATGCACCTACAAATGGCTTAAGCGCGCGTTCTTCTTCAATTGCTGGGGCTTCTCCGAGCAGCATTAATTTCGCATTTGGATTGCCTATTGCTGGTACGTAGATGTTCATCTTGCTGATTTCACTTTAGGAAGAGGTTTGGCACATTCTATAATATCATCTAAACATCTTTCACAAATTTCTAATGTATTAGCAACAGTATTAATTCTTGGAATTGTAATTCTGATTAATGCTTTTTCCACTTCAGTATCACATCGATCACAAAAAAATTTAATCATTTACTCCTCACAATAAGCAATGCTTCCTTCTTAGTCTTACAATTCTCAAGCTCCGAATTATTTCTTATAGCTCTAGCAAGAGTTAAATTCTCATTCACAGAACCTAATGATATTTGCATTCTACTTGCAGTTAATCTTTGATTCCATTTGCCATGACTACGAAGTAACATTGTGTTATGATATAGTTCTAGAATAAGAACTTTCCTGTGCCAAATTTGTTCGTTATTGAATTTTTCGCGGAATGTCATCTTTCAGTTGTTTGAAATTTTATATTTGGAAAATCTGATCCTCGTAGTAAATCATAATTATGAGATTCAATTTCCTTATTTCTTAACTTTAATAGTTTATTAATTGCATCATCCAAATCTTCCATTTGAACTTTAAATTTTCCATCTGTTACGTGATAACCATCTGACCAAGTTTCATAGTTATGATATGGTCTAGTATTAAATAACTCAAACCCACAAACTTTCTGAATAATCAATTGTGTTCCACTATCCATTCCAAATGTAAATTTTTGACGTAACATTTTATCAAATGGATCTAAACTATCCCAATTTTTATTTGGCATTAAATCACCTCAAAAACGAGAGCGCGCATCATTAATTAGCTAATACTCCTTTAATAGGAATTAGTAATAACGATGCGCGCTCCTATCCATCATTATGATTCGTGTGGCTGTTTCTTTTGTGTCAGCAAAGAACTATTGAGCTTTCGCTTATTCGCTCCGCCAGAAGCAAACTAGAGAAAACATTTGTCAGAATCACTTTGATGAATCTTCTTCATTCTCTTCCTCTTCAACTTCTACATCTTCCTCATCATCTTCTTCCTCTTCTGCATCAACATCATCATCTTCTTCAATCGATTCTTCAGGTTTTGACATTTTTATTTCTCCATTGCGATTGCTGCATTAGCTGTCATTACACATTCACGCAGCTTACGAATTGCAGCAGTTTGATCTGCGCTGGATGGTGTATTGTTCACGATTACATCTGCGAGAGCGCGCGCAGTATCTCTGATTAGCACATATCTTTCTGGTTGATTTCCTTTGGGAGCATGATATGTGAACCAGTCATCTAATTCTTGTGGTGTAATAGGCATGATTCACTCCTAAGAACGCAATTTCCGATATTTATGATTGATTCGATTCACAATCCTACCCTCATAAGTATCATTCTCAATGAACACTTCAAGTTCCTTACCCTCTGCAACCTTTAATTCCATTCTCGTACCAGGAGTAACTTCTGCTCCCAATGAAGAAAAGAATCCAATCATAAATCCCTTAGCCTTAGGATTATCATTGAAATTCCATCCAGCAGGAGTAGGAACTCCAGCAAATTCTTCACTACCATTATCAGCATTCTTGATAATAGTTCCTTCAAGAGGCCAAATGGTAGTTGTTTCAGGATTAGTCCCTGTTGATGGTTTCTCTAATACTCTATCTACTCTTACATGATACCAGCCGGGTACGACGATTTTGTTGCGGAGAATGTCTTGTTCGTTGAATGTGATAATTGGTGACATGATTTTCCTGTGTGATGTTAAATGGTTTGTGAGTTAAGTTTGTTAATTGCTGGCAGAATCCACTTATCATAAAGTGGTTGATCACCAAATACAATTTCATTTGGTAATGGTAGGCTCGTGCGCGCGAAATCATCTCCTGTGTGAGTCGTCAATAATGCATAATCGCCTCCTTTATCTGCATCGAATGACTTTTTGATGTTAAAATGGTAAACTTCTTCGCAATATGCTGGAATTTTAGCTGCTACCTTTTTACTTGCCGTGACGATAGTGCGCGACATATGAGTTACGCCAGCGACGGATTTATATTCTGCCTGTATTACATGAGCAATAAGGATGATATTGACTTTATGATACTTCCCGATATCTTTTGTGAGCGAAATAAGTTCCTGTAATGCAGCAGCTTCAGCATTATAATCTTCCAATTCGTTTACCACAATTCCTGCAATTCTTTTTCCAGCTTCGCTACCAGAACCGCGCGTGGTTCCGCGTTTCAATTTCATTGTTTGATTTAATGTGCAATCGCCACATGATGTAACTGAATCCGCTACTATTGTTTTGTATGGGCAATTTGTTTGTAATTGCTCAAGTTTGGCGCGCGCCTTCGACCAGTCATCATAATCCTCATATGTCACAGTCTTAGGATCAATCTTCCAATTTCGCATTGGCAAAATGAGAGATTGCATCTTCTTATCCCACGATAGCCAGAATTGCGGGCCGGGATATGATAATGCTTCTGTTGATTTTCTTGTTCCTGGCTCTCCTTTGAACATGGAATAAAGTGATTCAATTTTTGACTGTGACATATCAGGCATAATTATCTCTCAATTGAAGATACAATGAAGTAGCGTTTCCATAACATTCTCCAAGTTCTTTGAACTGAATGTATTTGATGTCCACTTCTTAGTAAAGAATCTAGAGTATTAGATAGATTTTTCTCACTTACATATTGCCAATGACTTTCTAATCTAGGATTCCAATTATTCATAAAATTATCTCAACTTAGCAGCAAACAAGAAAAGAAAATAAATTTCAGCTAGTAATGCTCCTAACAGCAAAACTTTAAATATGAAAATTAATCTTTGAATCATTCAATTACCCATCCTGGCGATTCATAATCGCAATCTGTACAATGCAAATACATTCTTGGTGGATCAAAAGTGAGAAAATCATTCTTGTGAAATAAGTGATGGATCATTAAGTTCCAGAAATTCTTTAAGTTTATCATGTAAATCCTTTTCCTTCCTTTCGACACAATTTAAGCAATGTGGCTTTTTCAATTTCATTGATCGCGCGTCAAGTAACATTAATTCTGCACAACGATTACATTCACACGCGCGATTCTTTGCTAGAACATATGGAATATAATAGCTGCATTCTGGTTTATTACATTTGAATACTACATAATCCTTCTTCTTCCCAATATTAACTTTTGTAAATCTATGAATATGCTTGTTTCGGCTCACGGAATCTATTCTCCTTTTACTTCAGTTTTTGAGTTATTAAATATCTGAATAATGGATTCTATTTTGGCAACATGATTTTCATAGCCTTGCACAATTTCTAAACAAGTTTTACCGCTTTCTCTATATTGCTTATTCATATCTTGAATTGAAAGACCACGAAATGCTGCTTTCGCGCGTTCTAGATCATCGCCACGATAATTATATAACACTCTTAAAATAGTATCATATTGTTGTTCTGTCATAGTTGCATTAATTTTAATCATAATTCTCCTCAAAATTAATCATTAGTAACATCCCAACGAGTTCCAACAATGAAATTAAGCCTCAACTCTTCTTCCCTCATACCAGTATCAGCTTCACATACAGACTTAAACGCACACATTCCATATTTATTCTCGCAATGAGTGAAGTTAGGCGGCCAATGTCCACTTTCTGCATATACTGTCATTAACTTTGCATAATATGGAACTATCATCTGGCTCCATTCAGTTAATCTGTCTAGGCTATATGTTATTACTGGTCTAGTGAATTTCTCGCTCGCTTTCAGCGAGCTTTGTAATCCTATTTTGTTGATGATAACACCTCTAGAGTTAGAAGTGATACATTGTCCCATGAATTGATTATTAAGTGACAATGTATCACGTCTCTGCTTCATCGTTTTATGATCCACGGGATAAATTCCATTATTTGTATCCACTGTTAAATCGAGTTTGGACTTCCAAAGAATGCGAATTTCATCATCTTCATAAATTAATGCATGTTTTACAAATTCTACATCGAGTGGAATCCAACTATCAGATTTATAATAATCGAAATATTGCTGACATGTATCGAACGCGTAGTTATAACCTGTCTGATATCCATCATTAT